TAAAACGATGATTGAAGAAATGAACAACATACCAAAAGAAGATGACGGAAGCCTCGCTTTCCTGAATATCCCGAGAGATGAAAACAGCAGGAGTTTCAATTGTGATGAAACGACACAATCAAAACTCGTAAACACCACGTTTTGGGTGGTTGATTTCATTGAAGAAGTTCCGACAAGATTCAGCAAGGCTAAAGGAGTAAAAGGTCAGACGCTTGTAAAAATCAAGCCATCAAAAGACAGTTTGGAATCAGATGCCAAGAAATTTTTCACTGGTTCATCCGACATTCTTTATGTTTTGAAGAAAATCAAAGAAATGAATAAGTTTCCCCGAAAAGTTACTTTGAGGGGTAACGGTAACAGATATTATTTTGAATAAGAAAACAATGAAATAACAAAATAAAAAGGTGGGTCATTCTTGTGGTGTCCTGTTCGGCGGTAACGCGAATAACAGTGCGAATGCAGGTCTCGCTTATGCGAATTCGAATAACACCCCCTCGAATACGAATGCGAACATCGGTTCTCACCTATGCTTTAAAATTGGTTTTGACAATATGAAACAAAATAAAAGAATGACAGCCTTGCCACTTGGCAAAAAAATTCAAGCAAACCTCCTAAAAGTGTTGGTAGGAACGCCTGTTGTATGGGCTACCGAAAACTCTGACTAAGAAAAGCAAAGCAGAAGCATGAAAAGAATAGGAAACTTATATAAGACCATAATCTCCGTTGAGAACTTGCGGGAAGCTGACAGAAAGGCTCGCAAGGGTAAAACGCACACATACGGGGTCAGGGTTCACGACAAGAACCGTGAAGCGAATATTCTTGCCTTACATGAAGCCTTGCTGACAAAGACGTTCAAAACCTCTCCTTATGATGTCTTCACGATTTTTGAACCAAAGGAAAGGCTTATTTTCCGTCTTCCGTACTATCCCGACAGAATAGTACATCACGCAATTATGAATGTTCTTGAACCGATATGGGTCAGGACTTTCACGCACAATACATTTTCATGCGTTAAAGGGCGTGGGATTGAGGGATGTGCCCGTCATATAGATAAAATCATTGAGAAATACAGAGGAAAGCCCATGTACTGTCTCAAAATTGACATAACAAAATATTATCCCTCCATAGACCATGAAACCTTGAAAAAGATTGTGCGCAGGAAGATAAAGGACAAAGACCTTTTATGGCTTCTTGACGAAATCATAGACAGCGCACAAGGTCTTCCAATCGGGAACTATCTCTCACAATATCTCGCAAACCTGTTCTTGTGCTATTTCATGCACCGTGTGAATGAAGTATTGAAACTTGACGCAGCCGAATACGCTGATGACATCACATTTTTCGCCACATCAAAAGAACAATTGCGGGAAGCGTTCAAAGAGATAAAAAGAATACTTGAAGAAGAACTGAGGCTGAAAATAAAGGGAAATTATCAGATATTTCCTATCGCAAAGAACCGTTATGATAGAAACGGGCGTGCGCTTGATTATGTCGGTTATATGTTCTTCCGTGAACAGAAACTTATCCGAAAGAACATTAAGAAGAATTTTTGCCACGCCACAGCACGGCTGAACCGCCGCAAACCTCCGCTTGACGCAAAGGCTTATAAGCAGGCTGTCGCCCCGTGGCTCGGTTGGGCGAAACATAGTGATAGCAAACATTTATTAAAAACAATCATTAAACCGTGTTATTATGATAGCATTTTATGACAATCAGCCGACCAAATTGGAGGCTGTCGGAAACGGAAGTTACGTTTACCGCTTCAACATTCAGAAAGTTGAAAAACCCGCCACCGTTGAACCAAGCGAACTCGCTTCTGATGATGAAGCCCCAGTTCAGGAACAATGGAAATGTGAAGAAGTTACCGTGTGGGCTCCGCTTTCTTCAAACAAGATAACTGAAACAGTTATCACGGAGAAGTGGGACAACAACCGGGAACAAAAACTTGTGAATGAGTTCAACGCAGCGAACCTCGGTATGATTGGAGGCGCGAAGTCAAGTGAGGAAGCCAAGGCAAAGATTGAGGCATACAAAGCCTATCTTTCCGAGCGTGCCACCCTGAAAGCACAAGTGGATGCAGATTGTCTTGAATACGGTATTCTGTAACTTGTAAAAACCTCTTCCCGTCACGTTATTCAAGCATAAGATGTGACGGGAAGAATTATTATTCTTAAAAAAGCCTTTTTTAGCCCCGTAGAACGCCTAAAAAGTGATTACAATATAATCATACTATTTTAAAAAGAAAGTTCAACCACGGGGAAATTCGGGAAAAATAACTCAAAGTTTAGAAATATGATAATTTACAATAATGTCGGGAACAAGGTTCTTGAAATCGAGGTTGACGATAACAGTTATCGTAATAGGGCTGTCATGGGAGACCATAGTTTAACGTTGTACTATTCGCTCCCTGAACACGTTGAAATCCCAGTAGGCTCTTACTGTGAGTTTCAAGGCGAAACGTTCACGCTCAAACGCCCGGAGAATTTCAAGATGAAACATAAAAGACTGTTTGAATACACGGTGCTTTTTGACCCGCCCGAAGCAAACGCAAAAGTTTGGAAATTCAGAAACCCGGTTGACGGACGTTTGAAATTTTCGTTGACTGCAAAGCCGCATGAACATCTTCAAATGTTTGTTGACAATATGAACCGCCGTGACAAAGGATGGACGGTTGGCGAATGTATTGACGGTGTTGAAACCCTGATTGCCTATGACCATGATTTTTGTATTGACGCTCTAACCCGCATGGCTTCAACGTTCAAGACAGAATACGAGTTTACGGGAAAACGTGTGTCATTACGTAAGATTGAATACAACAAAAGTAACCCCCTCCCGCTGTCTTATGGATGTGGCAACGGGTTCAAGCCGGGTGTCGGACGTTCAAATACGGGAGACAACCCGCCAACGGAAATTTTGTTCGTTCAAGGCGGTACGGACAATATAGACCCGTCAAAATACGGTTCTTCCGAGCTTCTTCTTCCCAAGAACCAAACACTCGCTTATGACGGCGAACATTTTGAAGATGAAGACGGCTTCATAGCCAAGAACGCCCGCCGTTATGTCGTTGATGAAGCAGGGCTTTCAATACGCCGTGATGACAAACAACTGTCATCACTCGCCGAAGATAGTCTTGACTGTTCTGAGATTTACCCGAAACGTGTCGGTACGGTCAACACGGTTGTAGTTGTTGATGAGAAAAACAACTTTTATGACATTGTTGACACGTCAATCCCGTCTTCACTGAATTATGAAGAATGCTTGATAGAGGGGGAAACTATGACCGTTGTTTTTCAGACGGGTATGCTTGCCGGACGGGAGTTTGAGGTTAAATATTATCATAATGCCGTTAAAGGAAAGGCGGCACGCCGTTTTGAGATTGTTCCCGCAGACATAGACGGGCAAACCATGCCAAATACCACATTCGCCCCTAAATCGGGCGATAAATATGCCGTATTCAAATGTATGCTTCCCACGGCTTACATTTGTGATAACGCCACGAAAACAGGCGCATCATGGGATATGTTCCGGGCGGCTGTAAAACACCTGTTTGATAATGAAGACCTGAAATTCACTTTCACGGGGGAACTTGACGGGATATGGTCGAAAAAAGATTGGGTAAACATCGGGGGGCGCATCAAACTCGGAGGATATATCCGTTTCTCTGACGATCAGTTTCAGAAAGACGGTGTTCTCGTGCGTATAACGGGGATAAAAGATTATATCAACAAACCACATAGCCCCGTGATTGAACTTTCAAACACAACGGTAAGCGGCAGTGTTTCATCAACATTGAATGACCTGAAAAGTGAGGAAGTCATCGTTGATGACCTACACCGTGACGCTATTCAATTCACAAAAAGACGGTTCAGGGATGCAAAGGAAACAATCAGCATGTTGGAAGAAGCCCTGCTCGATAACTTCACGAACTCAATCAACCCGATTGCCGTTCAAACGATGTCAATGCTTGTAGGCGATGAAAGTCTTCAATTCCGTTTTGTGAACTCAAAGACAAGCCCCGTCCCGGTTACGCACAGAATAGTCTATGACAATGAGACGAAGCAACTGACAGCGGAAGCGGGTATCATACAACACATGACCCTCGGCATCAATACGGTCAGTGCATCACACAAGGTTTCGGAATACAAATTTTGGGATATGACAGCCTACACAAGCGCAGTGCTTGATGACGGGAAGAAGAAGTATTATTTATATGCCAAAGTTTCAAAGACGGCACAAACAGGTGTTTTCATTCTGTCTGAAAACGCAATCAAATTAGAGGGTGTTTCAGGTTTCTATCATCTTCTTGTCGGTGTCCTGAACTCTGAATACAATGAAGAACGGAGTTTTGTCACTCTGTACGGTTTTACAGAAATCCTTCCGGGGCGTATCACGACAGACAAGATTGTTTCCACAGACGGGAACACTTATTTTGATTTATTGAAAGGTATCATATCCGGGCAAATAAAGTTCAAATCAGGTTCATCGGGCTTATATGAACTTGATGAATGGGAAGCCGTGAACGGTTTGATAACTCAGGCTCAGAACACCGCCAACGCCGCCGTTGAGAGCGCAAAGAACGCCAATACCGCCGTTGGAGATTTAAACGACTATGTGGACGGTGCGTTCGCCGACGGCATTATTACGGAAGCGGAAGCGAAAGCGATTGAGAAGTACATCAACACAGTGAACAACACGAAAGCCGCCGTGGAAGCTGCGTATAACAAACTGTACACAAACGCCTATCTTACGGGAACGGCAAAAACCGGGCTTCTGAATGCCAAGGTTACGCTTATGGGCAGTATTGAAAACCTTATCAGCGCAATCAATTCCG